CGCCCTCTGGGATGCTGCAGCGCCCCGGGCGGCGCCTGCGTTCTTGTAGAGGGCGCCAGTCTGCTCGTTGACAGAGACCGTCGACAGCTTGTAGAGCTTGACGGTCTCGGCGAGGGCCGACAGGAGCGAGCGAATAGACGTGATGGGGTGCTGCATCGCGATGCCCATCGACCTCTGCGCGGTTGTCAACGCGTAGGCACCGCCGAGCACAAGGGCTTGCTTGGCATAGTAGCCGGCCATGATTCCGCCGGCCGTCAAGAAGGCGCCGGCCAGCTTCGCCACCCACTGGGCGGCGGGGTTCTGAACGAGGTTCGTCAGGACCGTGACGAGGCCCGTGAGGGAGCCGAGCATATCACCGATCCCAGAGTTGGTGGAGCGGCCGATCTCCGCCTTCAGGTTCGCCCACGAGTTCTTCAGCATCTCCAGCTTGCCTGCCGTAGTGGAGGCGATCTGCTGATACTGGTCGTTGAGCGTCTTCGAGTCATTGTAGCCGGCCTCGGCGTCCTTCATCGTCTGTTCGAGTGTCTTGTGCGCTTCGGCTAGACGAAGGATCGTCGGGACGTCACGGGATGCCTTGATGCCCAGATCTTTGAGCACACCGATAGCGCCCTGGCCCTGGTTCTTGAGCCCGGCGATGAACTTGACGAAGATGTCGGAGAATTTGGACGTGCCCCACGCCGATTGGACTTCCTGTGCGGAGACGCCCGCCACGCGCGCGAACAGGTTGAGCTCGTCGCCGCCACCCCGGATGGCCTTTTGCATCTGGGTGAACATACGCGTGATGACGCCTCGGGAGAGCTCGGGCGCGACGCCGATGGAGGCGAGGGCGCCGGACAGGCCGACCACCTGGTATTCGGTCATACCGGCGAACTTGCCCATAGCGGAGATCTGCGTCGAGGTGTTGGCGATCTGGGATTCCGTCGCAGCCGAGTTGACGCCGACCTTCAAGATCGAGGACGCGATGTTGTCGAAGTTCTGGCCGGTTGTACCCATGATCGTCTGGAAGCGCGCGATCGTCTCGCCGGACTTGTCGAGCGAAAGGTCGGTGGTGGCCGACAGCTTCGCGACGGTCTCCGTGAAGTCCGTGATGGACTCTTTGGCGACGCCCAGCTGGCCGCCGAGAGCGGCGATGTTCGACAGGTCTTTGAAGTTGGTCGTCGTGACCGAAGAGGCCATTTGTTCGAGCTTGCCGCGCAGCTCGTCGGCGGACTTCCCGGCGATGTCATTGGTTCGCTTCACCTGTGCGAAGGCGGACTCGTATTCCATCGACTCTTTGACGACAGTAGTGAAAGCTCCGATCGTATGCTTGGAGATGCTCTGCATAACCGCGGCCACGTCGTAGAGGGCGTAGCGCATGTTGGAGATGCGCGACTTCGCCTCTTCCGCCGCACGACCGGCACGGTCGAAGCCCTCTCCAGCCTCGCCGCCCCCCCCGCCCGCGCCCGCCACGCCCTCGCCGCCGCCGGCTCCGACGACCTTTCCCTTGATATTGTCGAGGGCTTGGGCGATAGTGTTGATGGATTCCGCAGCCTCGTGGAGCTCGGACGTACCCTGTACGTTGAACTCAATAGTCTGCTTGATATCAGGCATCACTCACTCCTGTTGTAGTAGTCCATCCTCGTGGGCAGGTCTCGCTCCGCGTAGTCAGGCATGTACGGTATCATCACAGTGTCTTTGCCCCACTTCTGCTTGTCCTCATAGGGAGGCGGATCGGTGGCGCGGTGTGTGCTGACCCAATCATGCATCATCCTTGCTTTAGTAGCATAGCATGTTCTATCTTCTGCGCGCCATGCTATATCAGGGTCATTCGAATGACACAGCCAGATAGGGTTGCCACATTTCTGACACGTCTCGTCTTTAACCGTCTTATAAGCCAACACAAGCTTATAGTCCAACTCCGTCCAATGCCCGAAAGGGTCGGGCTGGTTATAGATGACGGCGGTGGGCCTCATATGCAGGTCCACCCCCCCCCGTCCTAACCATCGATAGAGCGCCGCTCCCCCCTTTGTCTTGGAGGGCGTCTATCAGAAATCCACCGTCACCGCATTGTCGTAGTCGGCGGAAGCACCGAGAAGGTTCATCGCCGCCACGAGAAGACCCAAATACTGCTCGCCGGGCAGTGCGTTCAGGATCTTACGGATCTCTTCGGAGTTGAATTTCCGCTCGTCCACGTTTCCTTCGGCGTCCTCGATCTTGTACAGCGTCTTCGACAGAAGCGCCAGATAGGCCTCCGACACGCGCTTCGTCTTATTCTTCGTCTTGTCCGCGCTTTCGATGCCGATCATCAGCTCTTCGCGCACATCGGCAGTCACCGACTGGAGATGGAACGTCAGCTTAGAAGCGTCTCGCCTCTTCACCGCTTCCTTGATAACGTCAGCGTCGGCCTGCTCTTTGATGAGCCTCTCGACGTCCTGCACCGCTTCGGCGTCCAGGTACACGACCTTCTCGGACTTCGGCGCCTTGGATCGGGACAGCACCTCGAAAATGTCCATAGTTGAAATCCTCTCTGTTAGGCGTTAGGGTAACGTCATAAACAAGAATAGCACAGGGCGGAGAGGAGACGCCCTGTGCTATTCGCTGGGGTGTGCGTTATGCCACAGTCACTTTGACGGTCACATTCGCACAAGCGGGGTGGCTGACGATGACATCCGCGCTGCCAGCCTTCAGGCCGGTCACCACGCCGAGCGGGCTGACCGAAACCGTAGAGGTGTCCTTCGACAGGTAGGAGCACACGGAGCGCGCCACATGGCCGTGGATCTTCGGCAGGATCGGACGGTGCTCGTTGAGGGATACCGTCAGATTCTCCGTGTCGGTGATCGCAGTCGTGCTGTCCTTGAAAATGCCGTTGACTGCTAGCTGACCCTGCTGAAGGAACGACACCGTGTAGCGGGTCGGGTTGTCGCCTTCCAGCGTGTTCTTGTACGTGGACTCGATCATGAGGAATGCACAGTACCACTGGCCTGCAGCTATGGGCTCGCGGCCCTTCAGGACACCGCGCACAACCAGAACGAGGTCGACGCGGGTCTTCTTGAACATATTCCACGCCTTCGCGTAGATCGAGTTCGCGTCGTCGGGGTTCGTCGGGTAGTACATCGTGAGCGAGCCCTCGTACTGTGCGGCGCCACGAGAAGAAGAACCTGCGGCGTCGAGCAGAGACAGGGACGACTGCTCCTTCGACGCCTTGGCGGCGGGGATCGTCGTGTCGTCCCAGTTGATCGCGTCACCGATAGCCACGGCGGAGTTCATCTCCTCCACAGTGATGGCGTTGATGTCCTTCACGGACGCCTTGGGGAGAACCCAGACGTTAACGTGTTCGTTGGAGAGTACTTTCTTATCCATTATGCGGCCACCTTCTCATTGAGGACGAACGCGCCGTTCTGAAGGAAGTTCGGCTCGTACTTAATGAAGCCGTTAGACTCATACCCGTCAACCGGGTAGTCGGTCTGGAAGCGGTAGATGCTGAACACATCTCCGACTTCGAACGGCTTGTTCGGACGCTTGCCTATTCGCTCCACGATGAACAGCGTGATGTCGGGCTTCATCGTGATGTCGCGGATCATGTTGAACACGCCCTGGTCGTCCACGCTCTCGTCCCGAAGCGCAGTGAACTTGCCCTCGTACTTGGCGAGGGTGGGGTTCTCCACCTCGGAGATGTCACAGATCGTTCGAGTGTTGTCCGTGTCGGGGTCGGTTTCGCCGAGCGAATAGCCGTCCAGAATCGCACACGACACATTGAACACCAGGTTGCGCGGGTTGTCGGTCGCACTGAACTGTGCGTTGAGTTCCGCCGCTGTAGGATGCTGCCAGTCAGCGAATGCCTCAGGAGCGGCGAAGAGAATAGTCACGTTGCCGCGAAGCATGCGAACTTCGTTAGCCACTGTGCTTCCCCCTTTTCTCGTTGTCGTTGTCAATGAAACAGTCGCTACAAGGCTCTTCCTCGGTTATCGGCACCAACGTCCCGAAGAACTGAGCGAAGTCATCCGGGTACGTTCCGACGTCCCCGGTGTTCATGTCTTTGTAGAGGCCCATATGCACCATCCTATCAAATACGGTTTTTGAGGTTCGTGATAAAGGAGCAGTAGAGCTCGTAGCCGCACTGCACCACTTTGTGGTTGGTTCCGGCATAGTTCAACCCTTGTCCACCGTGAACCGTGATCCCGCCGCTATTGTCCGGCTCGAAGCCCACCAGGCCCCACAGAATACGCTCGCCGATCTCGCGAGCGTGCTGTGCGGTGAGTGCTCGCACATGGCACAGGAAGAACACCCGGTAACCGTCGTTGAGCTGGGAGACGATACTCGTCGCCTGACTGACGTGCCCGGGCGTGCCGAACACGACGGCGATGTACGGCATCTTCTGGCCTTCGTCGAAGTCCGGCAGCGCCACCTCCTCGACGACCCTCTGGGGCGGCACCCCGGAGAGCTCGCGGATCTTCGCCATAATGTCGTCGATGTACTTGGCCATGTGCCTCTATCTCCCCCACTTCCAGATGCGGCGAGTCTCTGTGTAGACCTCCTTGCGGGTCTTCTCGTCGAGCTTCACCTGCTTCGCAACTTTGTCCAGGGCCTTCATGCCCCACACTCTATCATCGCCGTACTCCTGGCCGAGGATGTAGTCGTGGTCCCAGCCGCCGTCGAACTTGTTGGACCCCTCGATCCAGCCGTATTCGACCGTTACGTTGTCAGGTACGACGACGCTCACGCTGTCGTGCATGTGGCTCGTCCAGATACGGCCGATCTTTCCAGGCACCAGAGCGGATGGCGTCTTCTCGATCGTCTCCTGCATCGCCAACGGGATTTCCTCGGAGATCTTGTCGATGACGTTAGCGAACAGATCGTATTCACGGAAGTCTTCGATGCGCTTCGCGTACTTCGTGAACTTGTTGGCGCCGATCTTTGTGCGAATCTTCATACCTACACCTCGGCTTTGTTCATCGGCGTATTGCAGATGATCGTCCGCTCGAACGACTGTGAGGCGTCGATCACAGCCGACACCGTCATCAAATAGCCAACCATGTGCGGGGTGTCCTGCGTCTTCACTACTTTGATGCGTGCAGCCATCGGTATGTTAAGCGACATCGTCGAGCGAGGTAGTTGCACGCGCACACGGTTGGTCGTCTGAGGCGCAATCTGGTCGTTCGCTACCTCAGGTTGGCGTATCGGCTGTATACGCGCTTTCCCAGAATATATGACTGAGCCATAATCATAGCTGTCAGTCTTAGCGTCGTATTTGATGTTCTTACCATCGTAGATCGTCACCTCATCGACCATGTAGCGCTCGACGCGTTTAGCCGCCATGGCCAGGCGGCCCTCAGAGATACCGGCCAAGGAACTCCCTCGCTCTCTCGAACACGTCATCTCCCCTCATCGGGACGAGAACGAGCCCTTCGCCATTCTCCAAGGCATCCCCCTGTGCGTCGTACTTGTCAGCCAGGGCGAGCAGGGCCTCGATGTTCTTGTCGCCTCCAGACAGCGTGAAGTCGTCCGCCTTGACGTTCTCGACTCCACCCTCCGACACGAGCTTCGCCGCGTAGGCGCGCAGAGCGGCAGCCGCAGCCTTAAACACGTTCGTGTACAGTGCGCACAGCCGTTCGAGCAGCTTGGGGTCCAGGTCGACGCCGGGGAGGAACAGCTTCAGCTCGTCCACTGTTATCTTCGCTTTGTCGGGCACAGCAGCTCCTTTCCACTGCAGGAAAACCCCCCCCCCCCCCCCGCGCGGGGGGGGGGCCCGCG